ATCTCCTAATGCGCCAGCTCCAGGAGCAGCAGCACCAGCAAATCCAGAATATACATTACCTCTTGCTTCGATAGCGGCGAATAAACCTTCTGTACCTTCAAAACCTGCAGTACTTAAAGCAGTAGCAGCTCCGGCAGTAGTTTTAGCATTTTCACCTTCAACCATCATCATTTCAAGATAATCATCAAATCTTAATCTTGTTTCAGACTCTGATTTTAAATACCATAAATATCCAGATGTTCCATCTTCAGTAGCAACTTCAACCCACCCAATTTGAGCAGTATCAGAACCATTGATTTCGTACTTATCTTTGATAATTACAGGTCTGTTATTGAACTGTGTAAAAGCAGGCTCAATAGAACCAACCATTGCGTCAGTACCTTTCTTAAATTCAGAACCGTATACAAATAGATTAACATTTTGAGTACCAGTTAATCCAGCAGGAAGAGCATCAGCTCCATAAATTCTACCTTCAAATTTAGTATCACTAGTAGTTAAAGCGGTAACTAAAACTTTCATTGTTACTAAGCCAGTAGCTTGATCAGACAACAATACAGTTTGACCAACTCTAATAGCAATTTTAGTTTGACTAGTACCAGTTAAATCTGGTTCAACAGTAACTAAAGCGTTAGTTGTACCACTATTAGCTATAGTTATATTAGCTGCTAAACCTTTGTAAGCTACATGTAATCTATTTTGTTCAGACCAAACAACTTGATCTGATGTCATTGGCATTTCAGCGCCAACCATTCGTAGGAAACCAGCTAATGTTCGGTTTCCGTATCTTTCTACTTCTGCTTCATATAATTCAGGTAGATATTGCTGAGCAAAGTTTCCACCAGCAGCATCAGTAAAAGATAAATAGTTGCTTTGCAGCGTCATTCTTCCCTGTGCAGGAACAATAGAAGCTGGAAAGCTACCTCCTGTTACAAAACTCATTTTATTTTAGTTTTAAGTTTATATTTTTTTCTTTGTTTGTATTTTCAATTTTGAACTATCAACACCTGAAATTGCTTTAACTTTAAAACCGTTTATAAATATATCTTCATTGTTTTGTGGACGTGAAGATGCGTTTATGTTTTTTGATTTATTAACTACTTCTTTTACGCCATCGGTTTTACCTTGTTCGTAAAAGTGTCTAGCTATAGTATCAGCATTTCTAGCAGCATACATTGCTTTATGGTAGCCTTCATGATCTTTTATAGAGCCATCCTCGTTCAAGAACTTCTGTACGAATGTTTTTAGCTCTGATTGTTCTTTAGCTACGTCTTGTGCATTTTTGATAGAATACTTAAACTTTTTTTCTCCAAGGTTAAACTCAAAACCTTTGAAACCCTCAGAAAAATATTTATTAGTTCTATCAAGAAACTCTTTGTGTTGTTTCTCTGCTCGTTGCTTGTTCTCATTGTATCTATTGAAAAAGTCCATAGCTTTTTGTTGCTCTTGAGTAACACCAGGTCTCAACTTGATTTCCTGGTAATATTTACTTTTAGTTTGCTCTAAAAAGTTTTTGGCTTTAGCAATTTCTTCTTTATACGCAATTTTCTTTTTACGTATATCTCTTTCCTCATCTACTTCTTCATCATAAGAGAAATTATCTTTTATTAAAAAGTTTCTTTCTTCTAAATCAAGATGAGGTTTAGTAGTTTTATAATATTCATTAAGCAAAGCAGTGTCATCTATGCTAGTGTAATCCGTATTTAATCTAACATAGTCTTCTACAGTACCACCTGTTTCTTTCATAAATTCAACCAACTTTTCTATACCTTCTGGTAAGTTGTTATTTATTTTAGGTTGCTCTACTTGTTCTTGTGTTGTATTAATTTTTTCTTCTTCAGCTACAGTGTCTTCTTCTTTTATTTCTTGAATTACACTTTCTTCTTCGACTTCCGTTGTTTGCTTTTCTTCTTCTTGTTTCTTCTCTACAACTTCTTCTACAATAGCTTCTTGAGGAGTTTCTTCTATTGTTTCAGATTTAACTTCTTCTTCTTTTGGTTCTTCTTTTTTAGCTAAATCAACCTTTAATACAGGTTCATCTTTAACTAATTTTCTAGGTCTACCTTTTTTCTTTTTAATTTTAAAGTCACCTTGTTCTAAAACACCATCAGGTGCTTCTTTTATTTCTTCTGACATAATATAATATAATAATTAATAATTAAGCAAGTGAATCTGGCGACACACCTGCGTTTGCTTGTTGTTCAAAGTTTATTGGTAATAAATCGTTTTTTCTTTGATCTATTAATTCACTCTGTTGAGTTCCTTCTATTCTTATTCTTTTATCTTTTCTATCTTCTATCATCTGCTCTCTCATTCCTAACCTGTCTATTTCCATTTGTTTTAATTGACGATCGTACTGAAATTGAGCTTCCATTAATTGTTTTTTAATCTGAGCTTCTTGTTGCATTTTATTTATAGAAAACTCAGATTTACCTTTTTCAATCTGCAGTGTTGTCTCAGCTAAAGCTTGTTGTTTTTGCATTTCAGCTAAAGCAGATCTTTCACTTGCTTCTGCATTAGCATTTGCCTGTGCTTGTATATTAGCTTGCTGCGCGGCTTGATCTTGTTGAGCTTTCTTTTTTCTAAGTATTTTTAAAACTTGATTAGCTAATTTTAAATTATTTATTTGTCTTATTTCTATAGCGTCTTCAAGATTTATACTGTTAGTTTTTAATGCTATTTGTATATTATTTTCTAATTGAGCTTTTTCTTCTTCATCAGGTATTAAATCTAAATATATACCAAACTCAAACAAATTTAATTTATACATATCTTCTAACGTACCTACATTGTATGAACTTATACTAGATTTTAACGCTTCTCTAGTTAATGGATATTCTAATGCATCTGATATTCTAAGAGCAATGTTTTCACATGTTTTAGCAGTTAAATATAAGCTAGCTTGAACAATATGCTTCGTAGCAGTATTTGAGTTAGCAGCTGCTAATTTTTGTAAACCTACTAATGAATTAGGATCAGGCGAACTACCATCTCTAGCTTCATTTAAACCTGTAACATCTCTCATCATTTGAAGATAATACTGATAAGTCTGTATTAAACTACTCATTTTTCCGCCAGCAGAAGAAGTTTGAAGTTCTTGTATAGGCACTTTACCTGGATTAGGGCCACCGTCTTGAGTCATTGATCTACCTAATATACTACCAGTTTGGAAATACATATTTAATGCTTCGGCTGGGTTATAA